TTGACTTCAAGAGTTCGTCTACTGTGTCAGAAAAATTTCCTTTGGCCATTTTTCTTCCTCCCTGTTCTATAATTTCAAGCATCGTTTCCTTTGCTTTACGTTTATCAAAACCCCTGCCAATAAGAAATGCTGTAATTTCATCAGCATTGGTTAAGTTTCCGTTTTCAATTTCTGCAATACAATCTTCTATATCTGTAATTGCTTTTTCATTTGCTTTTTTAATCTCATCTGCCGGATTCATTTTTCCATTATTGATTTCAAGGATTTTTTCAGTTTCATCCTCAATATCTTCTTTCTGTAATGCACGGCCGTCTGTGTATTCAGCTGCATTTGTACCTGTTCCGGCTTCTAAAGATTTACAGAAATCAACCATTCCAATTGACTTTGCAAACCTTGCACTTCCTACAGTCCAATTCACCGGAGAAGTTGTAAGAGCCAAATCATTCCACATAAAACGAGTTACCGTTTCTGTTCCGTCTTTTTCTTTACGGATTTTTGGCATAATTCCACCGATGGATGCTTTGACAAGTTTTGAACCGTTCTTTAAGAGATTGATATAAGGTTTTGCTGCATCTACTCCCTTATAGAGACATAGTTTTACAAAAGTTGATTTTCCGCTTTTTCTTACTGAAATAGGCTCACCAATAATCTTGTCCTTATGGCTTTCTACACTTCCATCAGGATTTCTTGTTTTATGTTGGTGGTCATCTGAGATAACACCATTAGTAAGGAAGTATTCTTTTGATTCATCCAAAGCACTCTGCAAAGTTCTCTGATTCTGTAAGTCCAGGTTTTCATTACTAGCCTCTACTTCAACAATGAAGTTGCCATTTTCATCTTCCTGACCTTTGATTGATTTACAAATATTTTCTTCAACAAAAACTTCATTCTCAGTCATTTCGTCTACCTCAGTAGAAATTAAGATTAAACAAAAAAAAGGCAGCCACAACGCTTTAACGTCATGGCTGCCCTTCTTCAAGACATACCTATTAATCAAATCCGATATGAAAAACTGTAATTATAGTATAAAACTATATTCTTACATTTGTCAAGTTTATGTATGTATTTTGCTTACTGTTTTATTTTATTGTTTTTTAAGCAAAAACGGTCAATAAACTATAAGCAATTAAACCTTCTGTTCAGGGCTTCACGAACCTGAAATTCTGTTGAATTAAAGTCATCAGGTTCTTCTGCAGAATAGTCATTCCAAAGGCTTTCTTCTTCCTTTTCTTCTTCTATGTCATCAATATCTTCTTCAAGAAGTTCAAGACCTAAGAAACCATCAAAAAGTGATTTCTTAACCTTAGATACAAATTCTTTTCTGTCATCAGGATTAAGCCGTTCTTTAAGATATTCATTATCCAATTTCAAATCACGAATCTTCATATCTTTTCTTGATTCATCCCCACTTTCAAGCTCAATGATTTTTGAAAGATTGCTCTGAATACGTTTTTTTGCATCTTCATTTGTCAAACGATTACCACGGCTGTCCTGAATCCAATATGTTTTGTTTTCTTCTGTTTCAATTTTCCTAATAGAAGCTCCACCTTTTTCACCACCAAAACCATAGTCATAAGTCATTTTATATGTATCATCACCTGACTTAAATTCAAAATTTAAGAATCCTGAGTTTTTTCCATCATCTTCAATCTTTGTAATTTCAATTGGCTTTGAGTTTATTTTTTTACCGGCATATTTTTTGATTCTGTCTAAAGCTTCTTTTCTGGTGTTTTCATCTATTCCATTTTCAGCAGATTTTTCTTCCTTTCTGGATTCTTTTTCAGCTTCTTCCAAGAGTTTTTTACATTCAGCATAAAATACAGCACTTGTATCAATTGAACACAACTCAGCCTGATGATCTACATCCCCAAGCAATTCAATTTCTTCTGTATTTTTTTGAGTAAATAGTTCATTATCTTTTACATGGTTTTCAAGCTTATTGATTACGTCTTTTTTATGATTTGAAATAACAGCATCAACAGTTAAGCCTTCACCTGCACCCTCTGAATAACGTTTAAGTCTTTCTTCTACGATTTTTTTATTTTCTTCAAGTTTCCCTTCTTTTACAATTTCAGGTAATTTTTCCTTTATTCTGTCAAGCTTCTGTTTTAATTCTGCTTCTAACATCGGTTTTGCTTTTTTTTCAAACTCAGCATTGATTTTATCAATACCATCTTTACACTTAATTGCATTCATTATTTCTGTTCTTACAGCCCATTCTTTACCTTCTTTATCAACCTTAAAAGTTGCATCACCTACTTTTAATTCCCCTTTTTCTGCAACTTCATTGATTTTATCGGCCATAGCAAGAGCTTCTTTTCCTTCACCTTCATCTGTTTTATCTACTCCACCAAAAGGCACTTCTTTTGTTTCAGTTTTCTTTTCATTTTCGGATTCTTTATTGTAAGCAATAAGATCATCTGTTATTTTAACAGCATCTTCATCACCAAGTCCTGTACGTTCCTTAATGTCTGAAATAATCTTGTCTTTTCTCATTGCTGCATAATCTTCTGGAACAATATCATTTTTTTCCATCCAACTTAAAAAGTCTACAGGTTGCTTTTTAGCAGGTTTGTTTTCTGTCTTAAACTCATCAATCATAGACAAGTCAAGAATCTGACCTTTATATTTCTTTGAATATTCTCTGTTTTTAGCAAGGGCTTTTTCTTTCTTTTCTTCACCATAAGCACCGGCAAGTTCAAGAGCTTCATTGAATGAATGACCGTTCTGATCTTCAATCTCAGCACGATGTTTTTCAGTAAGTTTAATGTTATTTTCTTCAACAAACTTCTTTACTCTGTCATAGAACTTCTTAGAATTTTCCGGAGTAGATTTGATTTCAGAAACGCTTTCAAATCCTTCCCATGCTTTGTCCTGAGCATCATAAAGCTCATTCATTTCCTGTTTGAAAGTCTTTTTCTTTTCTTCCGGTTTTTTACTTTTTCCTTTTGGATATTCTGGCATAATTTTCTTATATTCATCCATGCCTTGTTCTTCAATAAACTTTTCTCTAGCATCCTGAAAATCGTTCAAGGCATTATCATATTCCTTTGTACCTTCTTCTGCATTTCTTACAGCATCAGCCATCTGCAAAAGTTTAGTTTTAGGATTATTCATTGCCTGTTTTCTTTCTTCATCAGTAACTTCATAAGGATTATCGTTTCTCTTTCCCTTACTTCCCACATTACCATTACGAGCATCAACAGCAGCTCTGAGCTTATCCAGAACCGGCAAATCAACTCCGTTTTCATCAACGAATCTCTGCTTGTTAGCAGCCACGAACTTTTCCAAATCTTCAATGTTGTCTATCTTGCCAATCTGAGCAATAAGCCTTCCTACAGCAACGTTTGTTCCACGACCTTCTTTTTCAAAAACTCTTGCCCACTTGTTTGGAGCAATTTTCTTGTATTTCTTACCCTTCCAAACTCTTACTGTTCCAATACCGTAGCCGGCTTTCTCAATCCACTTTCCAGAAAGTGATTTTTCAAGATGTGTAAAATGTTCTTCCTGACTGTTCAAATAATCTGTTGCTTTCTTAAAATCCTTTTCATCCTGTTTTTTAAGAATCTCAATAATCTCTTTCTTCAACTCAGCAAGTTTTCTGTCATTTACAGCCTTGCAGATATTCTTCAATTCACTCTTTCTAACCATGAACTTTGCCATTTTCCTATTCCTCCCTGGAAACTGATAAATTTAAAAAAATAAGGCAGCCGGTAACAATATGAAACCGACTGCCTTTTTCAAGACAAATCTTATGTAGTTTATTATCTTACATTTTATTCATTTTATCAAGATTTTAATTTTTAACTCGAATTTCTTTTAACCTAACTCAGTAAATCGAGTTAGATTTTGTTCTAACTCGACCTACTTGAATTAAAAGTTTATTTACGAATTAAGAATCTACCGTTTTTGAAAATGAATAAAGGCATTGATTTTTTTACTTCACCGGCACCATCAATATCAATTTTTGTGTTAATTCCTGTTTCTTCCATAACACGGTTTACAGCAGAACGTCCATTTCTATTCAACTGACGTTGCCAAGCTCCCTGAGATGGAGACCATCTAAAGCCGTTATGTTTCAACTTGTCGATAACATCTCTTTCCGGTTTTCCGTCATAGATAATCTGAATTCTATCCATTTCAGGATTTTCAAAGATGTAACCACCATCAAAATCAACTCTACCGGTATTTACTGTAGAACCACTAGTTTCGTTCTTTTTCTTTTCTTCAAGAACTGTCTGACGTTTCTGCAATTCTTCCAAACGCTGTTTATTTCTACGAATTTCAGCTGTCTGATTCTGACCAAATGGATGTTCAATACCTTCTTTAATTACAGAATTAGAATATCCTTTTTCCTTTGCTTCATTAATAGCCTGAGTAAGAACTTCCTTTCGCTTTGCTTTTTCTTCATCAGTTCTATCAGCCCAAGAAGATGTTGTTATTCCGTTTTTAGCACAAAGTTTACGATAAAGAAGTGTTACATCATGTGCATCTTCTAAGAATTTAATTTTTCCAGAAACTTTTTCAACCGCATAAGGATCTGTATTATCAATCTTATCGCCATATCCCCATTTACCATTAGAGTAATCTTCAAATACTTTTTTCTTTACATCTTCTACACTATCGGTTCCACCTGTGTATTTAAGTTCTTTAAGACGTTTTTCAGTATTCTTTATAAACTTGTCTTTTTTTTCTGTAAATGTTTCGTAAGCACGTCTTTCAGCATCCATTTTCTGATTAAAACGTTTAGTGTTATACTTAGCCGGGCCGGCAACTATCCATGATGGGCCGGCTGCAAGTCTCTTACTTGCCATTTCGTTATAACTACTTCCAACTAATCCGGCATAAGCATTAAGACGTTCCCTAAAATATTCTTTCTGTTGAGGATTCATTTTATCGTAATTAAACTTATCTTTAAATTCATCCATCTCAACTTTTACATCATGTTGATAAACTTCACCAGAACGACCCGACATTGAAATATCATTAATTCTTGCTGCTACATTTGCATCAATTGTTGGAATAGGAGTTTCAAGTTCATCATTCTTTGTTTCTTCTGTAGTTTCTGTAATAGTTGTTTCTTCTGCATCTCCCATATTTCCGTTATATGCAGCATCATGTAAAGTTAAAAGTTCATTTCTTTCATCAGATGGCAAATCCTTAGTTACCCTTTCTGATGTAAGTCTACTTACTTCACCTCTTAATTCTTTTAATCGAGTACCTCCATTTAACCATTTTCGGTAATCAGAATCAGGGGCTAAATCTTTCTCACTTAATCCACCACCAAAACCACTATTTTTCTCATAAAGAGCAATATTTTCTTTTTCAATTTTTGAAATTTCTTTTCCAAGTTTCTTATACTCGTTTACAGCATTTTCTCTCGAAAGGTTTTTATAGTCAGTTTTTGGTTCAGTAATTTCAGGTTGAACAATATGGAAACCGGCTGCATTATCATTACCCATCATAGCTTCTGAACGGTTGTTATGTGCTTCTATTTCTGATTCTGGTGTATCTGGTTCATTTTTAACTTCTTCGAGTTTCTGTTTTAACTGTTCACGAAAGGTTTTTTTAGTTTCAACAGTCTCAGTATCAGAAAGATTTGCTATTTCGAGATTAAGTTTATTAATTCTATGTTCGAGAGTCCGTATTTTGTCATTTTTTGACAATCCGGCAAGATATACAGGAGGTTCTTTTTCAAGTGCCTCTGCAAATTTATTAAGTAATTCTCCGAACTTGTTTCGTCTTTCCTGTTCCTCTTTTTTTCTTTTTTCTTCCTGTTTTTTTTCAAATACCCTTCGTTTTGCACGTTCCCAAATTTCTTTGTTTTCTTCTTCTACATCTCTGCGTTCTCTATATGCTTTTAATTCTTCTTCTGTAGGCTCTTTCAGTTGTTTTTCAAGATCTTTAATCTTTTCTTCAATATTTTTCTGTTCTTCTTTTGAAAGATTAGCCCATTTTGTAGCCCTACCTCTATAAAGTTCACGTTTCAATGCCATTAATTTTAAGTGGTCATAATACGGATGATCTGGTTTTACATCACAAGAATCTTTTTCAAAATAATCGGTCTGAATATCGGTATTATTCTCCGGATAAAAAATTGATGGAATACTAGCACCATAATTATCTGCATAAAGCCTAATATATTCATTTCCCTGACTATCTTCTCTAATTGTAGCGTCAATTTTTTCAAGTTTTCCGGTTTTATCTTTAATACCATCTTTAGTAAATCTATATCGAGGAATATTTGATGTATCGGAGTTTTCGTTATAAGCATTGCTCATTCCCATAACGGTATTAAAAAACTTTTCTGCAATTGTAGAACCAGAAGCATTATTAAGCTGTTCTCTAAGCACATTTACTTTATTCCAAACTTCTGTAAATGTTTTGTCATCCTGCGGCATATATCTAGGGCGATATTGTTCTTTATCCATGTCACCAATTTCAACAACAACATAACCAGGATTTTTGAATTGATCTTCATAGTTAATTCTTACGGATGGATTAGAGATTTCTCCGGTATCACCCAAAGATAAAGAATAACCATCTCCAAAAGAGAGTACATCTGAATAATAGCCACCGAATTTTTTTCTTAACCATTCAGAAGAAATTGTCTGCCCTTTAACCTTTCTTCTAATCCATTCATTAATAGCATCGTGATAAACAGACGGAATCTCAAAAGTGCCCTTGTTCTGTTCTGCTATACGATTTCTAAAATCTACAAGTTTTGATTCGATTTCCCTTATTCCTTTTTGAGCTGCCCTTCTTTTTTCATCTTCTTCCCTTGTTGTACGTCTGTTACTGTAACCACCATTGGCAGAAAATTCCTTATTAAGTTCATTCAATCTGGTTACAAGCTCATTAAATTCTGCCTTATCCTTTTCCATATTGGCAACTTCATCAGCCGTTTTTTCATCAGTTTCTACAAGGTCTTTCTTTGCGTTCTGATTGCCAAGCATAGCATTAGAACGATTTTCATGCTCATTACCAAGAGAATCAAAAGTATTATTATTAATTGCATTTTCTACGGCTATATATGCTTCTCTTGTATCTCCCAATTCTTTTAATTTTTGAGCAACGGCTAATCTTGCTTTTATTGGTTTTGAATTTGGCACAACATCAAGAGCAGTTTTTATCTCAGTTATTATTTCATCCAAATTCTTTGTATTATTTTTTCCAACTATTAAATTATATGCACTCAACAAATCTTCTTTAGAAAAGTTTTCGGTTTCTTTTATTTCTTCCTGAACAGCTTCATTTGTTCCGTTTACATTCTGTTCTGCTGCATTTAATTCTGTAGTTTCAGCAACTTCGTCAGCCGTAACATCCATTTTCTGTAAGTCTTTTACGGCAAATCTACCCATTCCACCATTCCCGAACTTAACAAACATCATCCCATTTTCAAAATCTTTAACAACCTCTCCAACACGGCCGTTATAACTTACTTTATCTCCAATTTTAACAGAGTTGATTCCAGGTTTATTTTCTGTTTTATCTTCTGGAACAGTATTATACATAGAGTAAATCTTACGCATTAAAGAACGGTTCCATGTAGACTTAAAGTTCTTTTCCTGAGTTTCCTTTTCTTCGATCGTGATTTTCTCTTTTGTCTTTCCGCCCTCAACAACCTTTTCACTAACTTTTACAGTTTCAGTTTCCTTAACAGGTTTTTCCGGTACCTTATATTTCTCTCTGTTGGCTTTATTTGCAAAAAAGTTGTTCCATGTTTTTCTGTTTGTGAGATATTCAAGAACATGCTGTGCAAAACCTTGTTTTGTTACTCCATAAGCCTGATTGATATTGTTATTTGTATAAGCTTTATCAAGTGCATCTTCTTTCATTCCAAAAAATGATAAAAGAGCTTTCATAGGCTTCTTAAAATCTTCTGGATAGAAGTAGTTATACCCCTTACCTGTACTCTTAGGCACCCTTCGGATATACTTATGTGTTGTCGATTTTTCAATCATATTGTCATAATAAGCATCCATTACTGATTTCAAAATTACTAATTTAGCCATCTTCTTTTCCTCCTGAAAAACAAAAAAAGACAGCTACCAAAATGCAGATTTTTTTCTGCAAATTGATAGCTGCCTTTTTCAAAACAAACTATAGTTATTTATGTAAGTTATTTTATTACATTATCAGCATTTTGAAAAGATTAATTTTTATCCAAATCAGGATAATATCTAACCCAAGTTCCACGGCAATACGGATGAACAATTCCGATAGGACAACTACCTTCATTCTTGCCTTCCCATATAGCATATTTAGCATACGGATCTTTTATATGTTCATCAGGTAACGGAACATCACTCCAAAGAACAATAGTTCCATTAAGTTTCTTACATTGCTTACAAGTATTATCATCAATCATTTCAAACCGTTTGAAATAAACTTTTGAACCTGGTTCTGAGTTATAAACTTCTTCCTTACAGTAAGAACTATTAGAAGCCATCTGAACTTCACTATCTGCAATTCTCTGCATATCACGGTTCAAACTTGCACATTTATCAAAAAGATTCTGAGCAACTACACTCTTAGACTGTTTATCACGGATGCCGTCAATAATAATCTGCTGAATGTTATTTCTCATATCGTCTTTTACCCTTGTAACTCTCTGAGCAGCAGAATCCATAGCAATCTGAATTCTTGCTTGTCGTTCACGGCTTATAACTTCTCCGAATTTATCTTTCATGTTCTTTACAGATTCACTAATCCAATCAACATCATATCTTTTGGCCTTTAACTGAGATAATGACATTTTTCTGATAGCTTCAAGACTGTTTGTTTTTGAAAGTCTATCCAGAATAATTCCAAGGCTTTCAGATGATAAGACTATCTTTTCACCAATTCCGGTATAGTTTCTGTTAAGGTATTTTTCAAGTTCTACAACAAACTTTTTCCAATCAGATTCTTTAATTGGAAGTCCTGATTCTGGATTATAAAGGATTTTACCATTATGTCTTAACTCACCTGCCTTGCTTACAATTCTTATATCCGGCAAGTCAAAATAACTGATGACAAAGTTATAAATGGCTCTCGTTCTATTGGTAAACTCTCTGAAATATTTATCAACTATTTCTTCCTGAGCCTTATATACAAAAGCTTCACCTTTGCTTGCTCCACTAATATCAGCATCCAAAGATAAAGCAACCTTATGTACGGCCTTTTCAATTTTCGACCTGTCAAAATCCATCAGCCTTACTGTAAGATTTTCGTATCTCTGAGAACTATCAGCCGGAATATGCTTAATCATAAACGGTTTTTTATCTGCAATGGCATTAAGAGCTTTATTAAACTGTTCAAGTTTCTGCTGTTTATTATTCTCAGTAATATCAGTTATCTGAATGTCAAAAGACTTATGAATCATCTTGCCCTTCTTACTGAAAATAAAACTCTTAAATTGGTCTATTGTCATTGTAGTCATAGAACCATAAAAACCTGGTCTGTCATACTGTTTCATATAAGCCTTTTTGGCATCAGCAGCACTACTGAAACAAAGCATACATTTATCTTCATCGTATTTATGAGTAACCGGATCATTCTGATGAATGACATAAACTTTCTGAGCTTCTTTATCAGGGCCGATATAGCAATTGTGTGTTACTAAACCATTTGCAATGTATGTTTGTTCATCAGTCTGAATAGCAACAAATTCACCCTTATATGGCTTAATATCTGTAATTTCCAACGGTTCATATCTATAAGTCTGGCCTAAAAAGTTTCTTTTCTTTTCAAGAATAGGCTTAATAAGTTGTGTAAACTCCATTGTAACGTTATCAGCCATATAATCAGTATGTAATTTTATATCATCATATCTTTTTACAGCCTGATAACCTAATTTATTGATACACTCAATTGTGAACTTCATAAATTCATCTTGATTCTTTGTTTGAGTTATCTGGAATTCATGCCTACAATTCAAACAACCATCAGTATCAAACAATCCGGCAATATATCCACGACACCACTCAAAAGAATTAGGATTTTTCTCAAAAATAGATTTTATAAATCTTATTTTATTAATTCCCCTAATAGATAAAATTGCTAGATCCATTTTTGATACAATTCTTCTTCCATCAGCCAATAAAGAATTAGTCTGTCTAGGCTTTTCAATCTTTATATCTACAGTTTCAAGACCTAAATCATTCCAATATTTCTTTACTCTATGAATAACATCAATAAAATCTACACCTTTTCTAATATCACAATAAACCTGTTTTGATTCATCAAAAGAATAGCAGCCATCACCGGTATAAGCTCCATAAAGATAACCTTTTTTATAATCTTCAGATTCTTCCAAATCCTTATGATTAAAAATCATTACCAACTTATCACCAATTTTTAATTCATCAGCACGTTTCCAATATTTATCTCTAGTATTACCCTGAAAATAATAATGAAGATGACCTCTAGTAGTTCTTAACTTTACTCCATTACTAAGAGTAATATCTAACATATCATCTACACCTTTTTTTACATTTAATACTTTAGTAATAATCTGTTTTCTCTGATGGTATCTTTGAGTTTCTATTTTAATTCCAATAAGTTCATCACCAATCTTTATATCAGATGCACACTTTTCTGTATAATCTGACATTAAAATCTTAGTATCAGGACTTACACAATCCAAGTGATCCTTGTCTACTCCTACAGTTCCACGGATATAGCCGTAATCATAGTTCATGTAAGTTCTCCACTTGTGGCCATCCTTATCAGTTCCAGAACGGTAAGAACCTTTTTTATTTTCAATGGAAATATCCATGCCATAAAGCCGTGTTCTACCCTGTAACTTATGGCCTGAGTAAGTAAGAGATTTTATTACTTTTTTACTTGACAAATTATTTTGTTGTGTTACTATATTATTAGAGTTACTGCTAATTCCGTAAATGGATTCAATTATTTTATTGAATTGGTGAGCAAGCGGATCACCTAAACTCTTTGTCAAAACGCCTAATTTAGGATTTATCCAAATAGGCGTTTTATTTTTATACCAATTACTTCTTAATGGTGATGCTGTTTTTACATCATAAAATTCACCATCTTTTGAAGGTGTCAACTGAATCCAAGCACCTGAAAAATGTTTATTTTTTTCCCTAACAGCTATCAATCCTATCCCATTAGGAAATATATAACTTATATCATCTGTAATAAATTCTATAAAGTCTCTTGCATTATCAAAGCCAATATCTTTTAGATTTTTATTTCTCAAATCCCTATCTATATGCTTTTCACCATAATTATTCTTCTTGTCTTTTTCATTTTCAACACCAATTCTCAGTCTTATTTTACCGGCTTGTCTTTTCATTTTTTTTGCCATTTCTGGTGTTATTTCTCCAAAGTCTTTACTACCATTTTTTGTTAATACAAATTCACCATCATGCTGAACGTCTGAATTATAAGAAAAACCACTTCCGCCACTAATTCCTGTGTCTGGAGCTAATAACATTTTTCCATAAGTGAATCTACCTAAAGAATCGTGATTAGGGTTACTTTTTTCTAATTCATCATTAAAGGTTTGATAATAATTTCCATCCTGAATTTTATATAATTCATAATGAGCTGAAACTCTAGGATTTCTTACACCTGTTTTACATTTCTGTGGTTCATATCCTTTAGGTTCAAGATAATAGCCATACCTTAAACATTCATAAATACCATTAGGAATAGTCTGTTTTTCAAGTTCTGTAAACTTCTTATATTCATCAAAATCACCACGAGCAAAAACATTTTTACTTGCTCCTAACTTATCTTTTACTTCATCAAAAACTTCTTTTCTAACTTTAATCTTTGCCATTATTCCGCCTCTCTGCTCAGGTATAAATCAATATAGCCTTCATCAGTTCCCCATGTAATAACATTCATATATGCAAAAACATTATCAGTAATCTGGCTTACACAAAGATAATGTGTTTCACATCTTGTCGGTTTCTTTTCATAATGCTGCTCTACAACCTTTGAATACTCAAACAAGTCCAGGATATTTTCTGCAGCTTCAAAATGTTCTTCCGGTGTAAATCCGTTCTTTACAGAATTCATAACAGACTTTATACAGCCGATTTTATTTATTGATAGTCTGTTAAACCTGAAACATAATCCGTTTTCTTTCAGTTCAAACAGTTTCTTTCTGCATTTACCTACATGCTGTCTGAAATTACTTCTCAATACTTCAATCTGCTTTTCGTCTGTCATACATCCTCCCAAAAACTGATAGACTAAATAAGGTTTACATTTAATTGCTGCAATTTTTTGGCAACTTCTCTTGTTGCTTTTATATCAGAAAGTGCATTGTGAGCATTTTCCAACTCTACACCAAGATGCTTTGCAACAGTTCCAAGTTTTCTGTCCGGTAAAAAAGGCAATGCTTTCTGGAAACCTGCTTTCTTTACCTGTTCAAAAACATCTGCAATGTCAGAAACAAAATAATCATCAAAATTAAAACCGTTTCTCTCCAACAAGGCTTTCAGATGCTTTTTGTCAAATCCGACATTATAACCTGAAATTACAAGTTTTTCCGTTCTGCTTCCATCCGGTTTGAAAAGTTCCACAGCATTTTTAAGAAACTCAGCAATCTTAGGTACCTGTTCTTTTTCAGGTGGAAAAGATTTAATCTGATCTTCTGTATATCCGTGTATTTTCCCGGCTTCTTCATGATATTTAATTGTTTCAGATAACGGATTCAGATAAAAATCTCTCTCACAAATAACAACACCATTCTGTACAAGAATGAAAGCAAGTTCAAAAGCTGCAGAATCATCAACTTCAAGTCCTGTAGTTTCCGTATCAAGCCATAAAAATCTCATAGTTTTTTTCTCCAACGTAGTTTTATTTGCCCGTTTATTTAACCTATTGCAATTATTATGCAAAATCAGTCAAATAAACTTCTAAATAATCAGCATAGATTTCTGAATTGATTTATTCATATCTTCCGGCAGCTGTTCATCCATTTCTGATGGTAACTGTTCGTCCATTTCAGTAGTTTCGTTGAATTCGGTTTCTTCTCCACCTTCTTCACCACCAAAATCACCCATTCCACCATCCATACCCATGCCATCTTCTGCATTCTGAGACTGAAACAATTGTACAAGCTGAACATTCATAGGTAAATCAGCCGGATTTTCTACCTTGCTTAAATCAATCGGATCAAGTCCTTTTTCTGCTCTCTTTTCGTTGATTGATTTCCAGGTTCTTACTTCCTTTTCATCCAAATCTGCTACGGTATTTGGATTGTCTTTTTCGTAGCCTACGAATTCAAGAACATATTCAGGATTGATTTTTGCAATGATTTTATTCATGTACGATTCAAAGAACACGAGCAAATCACCGAGCAAAGAACTCTTTGCAGCCGACATCCTATCTCCGCTTGAACTGTCTACAACCGGCTGAGACTTCTGAACGGACATTCCCAATTCATCAGAAGAACAGCCAAACAAAGCCAAAACACCTGAGATAAGGTAATCAATCCATGCCTGGAATTCCATTTCTCTGTTAGTGTTAATCGGTTTCCATTCAAGTTTTGCATCTTTGTCACCGGAAGGAATAATAGGAATTCTCCACTGATTCTGAGGGCCGCCTGACATAATCTCTGTTATATATTCTTCCATTTCATCCAGAGCATCCGAATTCATATCTCCAGATAACAACATCATACCTTTAGGCAATCTGTTTTCGGTGAAGTTTCCGGTATTGTATACAAAAGTATTAATAACGCTTGTAATAAGGTCTACGGCCTGTTCTACAAGAGAATATCCGTATTTTGCATGGTAAATATCGGTTCTAGGATTTTCAAAATCAAATACCATATTTTCAAAGGTATAACCGGCTGCCGGCATACCGTCTACAATCTGTAAGTATCTGAAAGTTGTTTGATTTTCCTGTTCTGGAATAACACACTCAATTGTCGCAGCATCAACGGCAAAAAATGCTACCGGTTTACCACCTTTATCATACTGAATTTCTGTTGCTATCTGATCTAGTGTTAATTCATCCCTGAGCAGCTTAGTGCAATATTTTACAAAATCGTCACGACTAGGATCTGCATAATTACCTGTCGCACAAATAAAATCACGAATTCTATCACATTCTTTATCTTCTTTTTTGTTCTTTGGAATTAAATCATCAAACTTTTTATGAATAATAAATCCACGTTCATTACGGCTTGTAACCGGCTTCAAAAACGGTTTAATTTTTCTGGAAATATGATTGATACAAGTATTGATAATCCAGGCCTTAGATGCTACGGCCCTTAATGTTCTACAATGAATTCCACCATACTGAACCCTTGAAATTGTCCTTATGTTTTCAAAACATTGTGATGACACAAAATAAGGATCATAAAATACAGAATCAGCACCATGTTCACGGCCTTTATCCTGAAAGAAGTAAGTATTAAAAATGTTCTGGCTGTCCTTTTTTGCATCCTTCAACTTTTGAAAAGCACTCTGATTAAAAGCCTTCCTTTTTCTCAATAACTGTTCCGTGTCAATTTCTTCTCTTGCCATATATCCGATTCCTCCCGATAGGAAATTTAAAAATAAAAAAGCCGGCCATTGTTTTTTCAACAATAACCGGCTGCAGATTTCTCAACATACCTTATTTTACTTTCATCAAGAAAAGTAAAATTATCAAAATATTATTTTATTTTATTTTACACTATAACTTTTTAATTGTCATTAGTTATTTAATGATAAAATTATACTCTACACTTACCTTTCTTCTAACTTCCATTCTCCAATTTTTATAATAAAGAATGTATGATTGACAACCTATTTCCGGTGGTAAGCTCTGAATTACTCCACGTTTCAGCCATTGCCTTTCTGATATTTTGTTATCTTCCAGAAATTCTTTAATCTGGCTTTCAACATAATCTGCTATCTTTTGCGTAAAACTTTTGGCCATAATATTAAGAGATTCAGCAGCAAGATTAAGGCTAGAATCTTTTAATGAACCGTAATCAGTCCATTCTATCCTTTTCTGTAAACTATTCATTATTTATTAATTCTCCCACACTTAGGACATTTCGGCTGCTTATTTAATGGAGTTCCACAATATCCGCAATAATTAAACTGATTAGTTTTTTCTACGTTTATATAACCAGATCCGTTACAACGTTTACAAGGTTTACCAAGTATTTTACCGGTTCCCTTGCAATCTCTACACAATTCTTGCTCAAATTTCATAGGTTATATTATATCATCTCCAATAACGAAAATACAATGGAAATAATATCATACAAAAACAACCTAACACTTTTATAAAATCCAAGAATAGAACGAAGTAAATATATTTGCTTTTTGTTCCTTCTATCTTAGTTCCATCCAGAATAAAAAACAGGTAAATAAAACCAATAATTACACATGCTAACTCTAATCTAGTCATAAAAACCCTTTTTATATTGCTTTACCGTCTGATCTTCCACACCATCCGGCACCATTTCCGGTTGCAATTCCTTGCCATTCTATTACACGTTCCATCTTGCCTTTACAATCAGGACATTTCTGGCTATCTTTTTCTTTATCATAATCAGCCATCGGAATATCTACCGGATGCAGCCTGTTACAGTTCTTACAACGAAAATTATAATACATCTATTTCACCTCGCTAATAGTTTCCGGTCTGATTAATTCAAAACCTTTTGAGTAAGTTATTGAAATAGTAGGACAATTTGGATTCACTTCAAAATCAGTAATAGGGATATACCTGGTAACTTCACCTTTATCATTAAAGCTGAAAGGAATCTGGTAACGTTTACCTTCTGAAAATCCTTTAAGAATCTCAGACCATTTTTTAGCTTCTTCCTGAGTTAATATCATTCTTTCTCCTTATGTTCTGCATCTAGCCAATTACAGATTACAGTTACTAAATATAAAATAGTAAAATATGCAAACGGTATAGCTATAATTAAAAAAGACATATTTACTGTTACAGCATAATAAATAGAAATCACGGTAACCAACAGACATATAAATGTCATTACTTTTGGTTTCTTTGTAAGGAAATTTTCTACCTTCTTTTTAATATTTTTTATTTTTTGTTCCAAATATTCACCATTAGTCATTTCTATTTTATCTCCTTATCTTTCAATTTTTTCTGCATATCCATTGTGAACATCATAAAATCCTTATTGTGTTCCTTGCACCATTTCTGTAATTCTTTTATGTCATACAGATAATTCCAAACGTTACAGCCTTTACAACAGTAATGTTTTCTGCTTTCACAGACTTCAAAATCCTTGCACCTTTTTACAAAAACCGGCTTTTCATAATCAGGCAATCTTGACCGCATATCAGCAACCATAAGTTCTTTTTTGATTCCAAGATGTTTAATAAAATCATTGTAGCCTTTCATATCCTACTCACAATAAAAAGAATAAATTTGAATATTATAAATGCAGCCATAGTACATAAAACAGTTACCACAAGTATTAGCCCAACCGTTTTAACAGCAACACCAAAAGCTTCAATCCAATCATTTATAAAATCATTAATCTGCTTTTTCATAACTATTTATTTTTCTCATCCTTTATGATATTTACAATTTGACTTAATAGTTCTGCACCAATAACAAGGGCTGAATAACTTCTTGATTTTCTGGAATAACAACATCTATTCACTCTCCTTAAATAATGGTATTTCTTTCCAAGCAATAATTCCGCAACCACCAAATCCGAGAAAACCTCTATCTGGGTCATAAGTAGTTTTCTCGCCAATTTGATTTAAGACAACCTTATGCCCCTTCGGTAAATCATTCGGATTCTTTCTCAAATCGTGCCATTCATTAGCTTCGTTATAGCCAAACTTTGCACCGTCTTTGAAACCTTTTTTATAACCGATTGCTTCTAATGATATAATTTCATATTCATTACAAACATATTTTTCATCTGTTCGTTCTTCTG